AAGATCGGCCATACGAGACGCATGCATCAGTTGTGCTTCTGACATTGCCATCTTCGTCTTCTGCTTATTTTCATAAATCTTACTTCCAGCAGAGACGGCTAATTTAATTGCCGAAAACCACATGTTAGTACCACTTAGCCTTAACAGGTTTTTTATCAGCTCTCATTCTTTTAGTTCCTCTAACAGTTACTGTTTGAGTTTCAAAAGGGTCTGTAGCTTCGATAGTTTTTCCACCAGTTTGGTAACCATCGGGACCACAACCAAGTTCTTTTTCAATCTTGACGTCGTCATTCATAAAAGTTGAGCCTTTTTTCCAATCTTTGTCCATAATGTTTCTCCTTAATAATATTATAGTTAATTTTTTTTAAAATTTCTACCAAAATCGTGAATTTTACTTTGGTCAGACATTGTTTGTTTTGCAAGTGAAACTCCAGCACGTAGTTCAGCTAATTCTTCATTTTGTTCTAGCTTTTCATCTTGGTTTTGGTCGTTCATCATTGCTTTCATAGTGTCTAAATCAAGTCTTGCGTCATTATTAGCTGTTCTATCTTGATCTGCTTTAGCTTTTAAGTCTAATTCTCTAGATTTTAATTTAAGTAATGGATCGCCACCTACTTCAGAGCTAATTTTATCCTCTTCTTTAGCATATTCAATAGTCATTTCAGCAATTAACACTGCTTTTCTAGATTCCATTTCTGAAGTTAGTTGTTGAACACGTTGCTGCATTTGCATTACTTGTGGATTTTGTTGCATCGCTTGTGGATTTTGCATCATTGGTCCCATTTGCTGCATTTGCTGTTGTATCATTTGCATTTCTTTTATTTCTTCAACATATTCTAATTGAATTTGTTCTTGTGCCATTAAACTAATGTGCTCTAGTATATTTTTTTGTAATGACATCATTGCCATTGGATTATTTTGTACCATAGAGATAGACATAAAACCTAAATGCGCATCAATGTGAGCTTTATGATCTTGTCCTGGAAAAGCTTGAAAAGGTTTACCACTAATTGCCATAATATGTTCTAAACTTGGATCCATTGGTTGTGGTGGTTGCGGTGGTGGCAAAATTGCGTTTATATTTTTTACACCAAACGCTTCATACATAGATCTGTAGGCTTGATACATATTATGCATTTTAGGATTTGATTGAGCTAATTGTAATTGTGCTTGAGCCATAGAAATTCTTTGTGTTTGAGAATAAATGTTAGGATCAGCAACTGGTAAAATATCTATTCTGTCATCAAAGTCTTGAACTTTAATTTCTCTTGACGCGCCGGGTACATCATATGGATAAACCGGTGGTAGGTAAGTTTTAAATACTTCTGATAATAATTTAAATTCTGATTTTAGACCAACGTATAGTCTTTTGTGGATCGCTGACATTACACGTGAGCCACGCTCTAATAATGCAACTGTAGTTCCTACAGCAGCCCCTTGGTTCATATCTCCAACTTGCGCATCTGCAATACTTGCAAATCTTTGAGCAGAGCTAACACAAATACCCATTAGTTGTAAAAGAGTTGCATCGGGTCCTTTAAAAGGTAGTTGCATAAACTGATCTCTAATATTTCCACCAGGCACATCTACATCTCTAAATTCTCCAGGCTGTAATGGCTGTGCATCATCTCTCATTCTAACACCTCTAGTTTTAAAACCAGCAGGTAAGTTAGCTAAAGTTCCAGCATCTAATAATTGTCTTAGTGCAACTGTTGCAGTACGAGACAACCCACCAATCATATGAATTAAACCTAAACCATAAAAACCCATTCCTGGTAAAAATTTGTAATGTACAAAATAATCTTTTTTCTTTTTTAATGGATCTTCTGCTGTGTAGTTTCTTCTAATAGATAAAATATCATTAGTAGATTCATTGATAGTTACAATGTAAGGTAGTTTGATTCCTGTTTCTTCACCTTCTTGATCCATGTCTTCATAACCTTCTAGATCTAAGTTGACATGCATTTCTAAAACTGTGTACATATCTTCTGAAGTATTAGCTTTAATACCTTCAAGCTCTAATTCTTTTTCTTTAATTTTATCTTCTTTTAATTGTGCTTCACCTAATTCTACTTCTCTGTAAAACCCAGAATACATTTGTTTTCTTAAATCATTTTCCGACATTTTAACCATGTGAATAATTGCTTCCGCATCTTCTAATGAGGTAGCAGAATACGGAACAACTATATCTTCCGCCGGTATAAATTTACTTACTGCTCTACCAAGTAAATCATCGTAATAGATTTTTTTAAAAGTAGAACCACTTAATGGTAAGTAAAATAACATTTGATCAAACTCTGGTTCGTATTCTTTCATTTGATCCATTATTTGATAATTCATAAAATCTTTAACACGTTTAGATTGCTCTTCTTTAGCAACATCTACTGCTCCCATAATTTGAGTTCTAACCGGGCCTTCTGCAGGTAATAATTCTTTATAAGCTTGTGCTTGAAATTGTGTAACTGCTTCGGCTAATACTGGGTGAGTAACTGAACTAGCTCCTCTAAAGGGTTCTGTTCTATTTACGTATTTAAATCCTAAAAGACTTAAACCTTCTCTATAACTTTCTTCCCAGTCGCCTCTAGTTTCTTTGTATGAATTATATTGGTCCATTAGTTCTGAAGCTAACGGATCTAAAACTTTATCTTCTAAATATTCTGCTAAATTTGCATCATGTTGTTCACCACCTTCTGGACTTACTGCAGATGGATCAAAATTAACTGTTGCACCTCCATCTTCATCTAATTGTACTTCTGTGTCTCCTGAAGTATCTGTAACTGCTTCCATAGCATCTACTATTTCTTCTTTTTCAGGAATTTCAACTTCAGTCGCAGTATTGGGTAATGATTTGTCTATTTCAGCCATATGCTATTCTATACCTTCTCAGTTATTGATTCAACACCTTCTTCGATAGTAGTATTATCAGGTGTTTCTTTTACTGTCAAACTGTCAATTACTTCATTAAGCATTTGAGGATCATAAGTAGTTTCATATTCAGTATCAGCTGCAAACTGTCGTATATCTGCTTGAGTTGCAATTGGATCGTCGGGCGTTGGTTCTGAATATTGATTTGGAACTACAACTAGTCTTCCAATAATTGGATTAAATTTTATTTCTTTCATTTAATTTATTATTTTAAAGTCTACGTCAACTTTGTTATAATCTACCATTAGATAACCACTGTCGTGTTTAATAGAAGCCCATGGTACTTCGTGAGCCATTACTCCTTGATAAACCGTAGGATCGTTTAGATATGTAAAGTTGTAGATGTTAATATCTAAATTAGATTTTCCAACTAACTCGATGTTATCTTTTAATCTTATATCACTAAAACCTAAATTACCTTTACTGCTATCTGTAGAACTTGTACCTCCTTTACTACCACCTTTACTACCACCACTAGCTGCTCCACCACCTTTTCCACCTCCACCACTTGGAGTGCCAGTATTACTCTTATTACTACTCTTATTACTTTTACTTGAACCACTCCAACCTGTATCAGTGTGTGGATTAGGATTTCCTCCAGTGTATCCTTGTTTCTTACCATATGCAGAGTTAGGATTAACTGTAGATGCTCCAGTTTTAGAATCATTTTTAGAAGCGTTTTTATTAATTGTAGTTTCTTGTTTATCTATATTACTTTGAATATCTTTAATCTGTTGTTGGTTTTTTGCTGCCGCTGCTGCGGCTGCAGCTTTATTTTTTGATAATTTTTTCTTAAAATAATTATAACCTAGTCCGGCTGCACTAGATAACAATCCATATGGGTTGTTAATTCCTGCAAGATCAAAAATTCCTCTAGAAGTAAAACTTGTAATTATATTGTCTAATTGCATAGGATTATATGATGAAGATTTAATTTTATCAATTAAACCTGCTACTAAACCCTCTGCAGCTTTTTTCTCTTCAAAAGAAGGAGTGTACTTACCACCATAAGGATCTTCTACACCTTCTGGATCTTTAGCCATTCCAATATTTGAAAGGTCATCTATTGTTTGTGGACCAAATTCAGCAAAGTTACCAAAACCAAATTGACCAAAATTATCATAATCACTAGGTATATCCGGAGCACCTATATTTTCCATAGTGACAGGTCCTTTTTCTAAATCATTAGCAACATCTGCCATTGTTGGTCCAGAAAATGTCGAGATAGCTTCTTCAATTGAAGGAGCTGTTGTGCCAGCTAATTCTTTTCCAGCAACATTTGCTATGGTAGGTTTTGCAAATCCTGCACTTCCTGCTTCTATAGAAGGTACTCTTGGGTCAA